TTGATCGCAAGTGTTTTGCTTGGCATCAGTCAGCAGTTGGTCACGCAATCGGTGCAGATGTTTCATCTAACATGCAGTATCACAACGATAAAGATGCGTATTTTGTATTGAACAAGATGCAAATGAACGCAACACTGATTGATGCGAACGCTTGTTACGAACTTCTACTGAAGAAATAAGGGAGGTTTACAATGGCATTAGTTAAAGCAGACCTTTCTTTGGTCAACTACTCAGGCAATGGCTTCCATATTTGGCATTACAAGTCAACCACAGACGCTCTGAACACAATTGATACAGCTGCTTACTTTAACGGCGTATCAAGCGAGATGAACGTAGGTGATGTGATCTTCATCAATGCTTCAAATGGCTTCGGCATTGCAACTGTTGTGTCTAACACTGGCGGTGTAGTCGATACTGGCGACATCGTTAGCATGACAACAGATAGCCGTTAATGGCTAAGAAACCAACAATGAAGGTGGCAGCGAAAGCTGCCCCTTCTATCTCTCCCAAAGAAGAGACTCGTAAGGGTTATGTTCGTAAGATTGGCCCTAATGCTAAATTAGGTAAGGGTGTTAAGTGATGTCTAATTATAAAATGCCAACTAAAAAAAGTTATGTTGGTGACGACATAGGCAGTCGTATTGCCAGAATGATTCTCGACACAAGCAATAATTACAAAAATATGGGCAATTTGTCTAAATCTGAAAAAACAAATGCTACAAAGGGTCGCAATAATCCTCGTGGCGCAAAAGGGGTTAGATAATGAAAACCTGTGCTACATGTCCAACTCCGGCTAAGTGTCGCAGTGCTGGCAAATGTTTAAACGCAAAGAAATCTTCAAAGAAGATGGGTAAGACAAATCCAAATCATCCAATGAATACAGAGCGTACTACAAGCAACCCAAGTGGAAAGTATAACACATAAATGCCATCTACACCTTCAACAGATATTGAGGTAGCCCAAAAGGCTATGGTTCTTGTTGGTTTGGAGCCATTAACTTCATTTACCGATAAGACTGATGAAGCTTTGGTTGCCAATACAATATATGAAGATGTTATTGAAGATTGCTTGGCACAGCACAACTGGAACTTTGCTACTGGTCAGAAGGTTTTGAGCAGACTTACTGCTACACCTGTTGACAGATGGGATGCTGCATACGCTTTGCCAACAAGCCCTGACGTAGTTCAGGTTCTTACTGTTACCATTAATGACACACCTCAGCAGTATGATATATATGAGCGTTATATTTATATTAACGCTGAAGTAAACGATACTGTTGTTTTAAATTATGTGTTTAGGCCAGAAACAAGATATTGGCCTCCTGCATTTACAATGTGGGCAATTTTTAGATTGGCTTCTGTATTTGCTCTTTCCGTTACTCGTAAGGGCGATATAGCAAAGTCATATACTGATCTTGCGGAAGCTCAGTTCAGAAGGGCTAAAGCTAGAGATAGCCAACAGGTAACAACTCAGGGATTCCGCCCAAGTCGTTATCATCGTGTTCGCCTTGGAAACGCTATTTACCAAGAGATAGAGGGGACGTAATGAATGGCTCTTGTACGTCAATTCTATACAAATTTTACTGCTGGTGAAATTTCACCGCTACTAAGCTCTCGTGTTGACTCAGATGCTTATCGTAATGGTTTAAAGACACTAACAAACTTTCGCATGAAAGCGCAGGGTGGCGTAACTCGTCGCCCCGGTCTTCAGTATCTGCAAACTCTTTCAGAGTCTCAATATCAAACAGAGCCTTATGTTTACGATGAAGATGAATCTTACATCCTTCTTTTCAGTGATGGAAAGTTGGAGATTGTTGATACCTTAAATCCAACATTAATTTTACAAACATTAACATCTCAGAAATGGACAGCCAGCATGATTGGCAGCCTAAAGGTTGCTCAGTCTTCTGACACAATGATTGTTGTTCATCCTGATTTGGAAATGCAGAAAATAACAAGAACTTCTGCAACAACATTTTCTGTGACTGATTATGATTTTGACCATAATGGAAATTTTCACTATGAGCCATTTTACAAATTTGTTGCTGCGTCTATAACATTAACTCCCCAGAACCCAAATCCGGGTTCCCAAAACTTTACTGCCAGTAGTGCTATATTTTCAGCTGATTGGGTTGGAGAGCACCTTCAATACACAGATGATGCAGATAAGGTTGTTCATATTATTATAACAGCCTATGTATCTCCGACAGTAGTAACTGGCAATTTAAGCGAAAGTATATCTAATACAACTGCTAGAGACACTTGGAAAGAGTCAGTGTTTTCTACTCGTCGTGGATGGGCAAGGTCTGTTATATTCCATGACCAAAGATTGGTTTTTGGCGGTTCTAAAAGCTTGCCCAATCACCTTTTCTTTTCAAAAGTGGGTGAGTATTTTAACTTTGATGTTGGGATTGGTCTTGATGATGAATCAATTCAGGTTCAAATTGCGGAAAACCAAGTTTCCGAGATTAAGTCGTTAGCTTCTTTTAGACACTTAGCTATCTTTACTTCTGAGTCTGAGCTTTATGTGCCTACTGTTGATGAGCGTCCATTAACGCCATCAACAATTACTATTAAAAGGCAAAGTTCTTTTGGGACTGGTTCTGTTCAGCCTAAAGAATTTGATAGTGCTGTTTTGTTTATAACAAAATCAAAAGGCTCAATTAGAGAGTTTATCTTTTCTGATTTAAGCCAAGCATATGAATCTGATGCTATTACGATTCTTGCTGGTCACCTTGTAGGCACTCCTGTTGATCTTGAAGTTCAGCGTGAAGCAGCCGATCAGGTTGAAAGTTATCTTTACGCTATTAACGAAACTGGTGATATGCCTGTTTTTGTAAGTATCCGTAAAGAAAAACTTCAGGGCTGGTGTAAGTATTCTACTGAAGGCAGCTTTAAAAATGTAGTCAATGTTAACAGAAAGATTTACGTTATTTGTGAGCGTATTATTGATGGTGTTACTCAATTAAGATTGGAGCTACTTAACAATGAGTATCACTTAGATAGTGCTAATAAATACACATCTGTTACAGCGACTAAAAACTGGACTATCAGTCATCTGCCTAACACTCAGGTTGAGGTAAAGTCTGGTAACTATGCTTTAGGTACTTTTACAACTGATGGCTCTGGGAACATAACTCTTAATGATGATGTAACAGAAGTTGAAATAGGAATTAACTACACTCCCGTTATGACAACTCTTCCTGTTGAGTTTCAATTGCAAGATGGCATTTCTGTCGGTCAAAAGAGAAGGGTTGTAAGAGCATTGCTTGATTTGAATGAATCGCTTAATGTTCAAGTACAAGGAAGTAACATTCTCATTAGAAGGGTAAATGCTAACTTTGCATTGCAGCCTGACCCTATAACTGAGAAAAAAGAAGTTTATCTCTTGGGTTGGGGTCGTGAAGGTACGGTTACAATTAGTCAAGACCAACCACTGCCGTTATCTATAAACGGAGTTTTAGTTGAGGTTGAAATATAATGGGTGACGTATTAGCAACTCTTGCTGGTGGGCAAATGGAGAAAAATGCCTATAAGCTTGAAGAACAGTCTTATCGTGAACAAGCTGATATGGCTAAAATTGAAGCCGATCAGAAAATGGTTCAACGTGACCTAGAGCTTCGCAGACAGCTGGCTTCTTTGGGTGCTTCCATGGCTGGACAAGGCGTTGCACTTGGCACTTCTGGTTCTATCTCTGCTCTTGATTTTGGTGAAAGAAAATTAGCAAAAGATGATATAAGATCAATTAAACTTATGGGTCTTGGAAGGCGTAGAAATCTTCTTACTAGCGCAGCAATGTCTAAAACTAAGGGTAGAGCAGCTGTCATTAACAGCTATGGTCAGGCATTTAGTCAAACCATGTCGTACTTTGGAAAACCTTCTTCTGGTGGCGGCAGCAGCGGAGGGCCTAGCACTAGCTCTTCTAGCAGCTATAGTGGAAATGGAACAAGAACCACTAGCTCTAGATATACAGGAAGTTACACAGCTTACGAACCCGGCGGGTAAGGGGTATTAATAATGGTTTTTAAACCAACTCAAGGCAGACAGTATTATTCTAGAGAATATGGCGTTATTGACATTAGCGGTCAAGTTGCTATGGCAAAAGCGTTTCAAGGTTTGGGTGAAAACATTACTCAAGCTTCGTTTAAGGTTGCCGATAAGATTGCAGATGACAATTACAATAAAGCTGTGCGTCAAGCTGAAGCTGATGGCAAGACAAATGCTGTTGTCCGTAATCCTGAAACCAATGAAATAGAACCTCTTGTAAACCTAGATTACACAAAAGCCAATGATGGCTTTATGACTGATGCACAAAGGGAAGATGTTAAGAGAGTATGGCGTGATGCTGCTTTTCAAACATATGCTTCCTCTGTGGGCAATGATGCTGTTGCTGATGCAACAAAGGTCTTTATTGATAACAAAACAGACCCAGATGCTATTCGTGGTGCATTGAGTGGAAAACTAGAGTCTCTGCAAGGAACTCTAGACCCAACTCTTTATGCGCTTGTTGAGCCTAAAATTACTTCTGCTTATAGAGCTGCTGAAAACAAGGCGTTTGCTAACCAACAGATTGCTACTAATGAAAGAGCAAATGTAGAAAACGTTACAGCCTTAAATCACAATGTAGATCAGATAGGGATTCTGTCGTCTGCACTAACAGGCGATAATTCTAAAGATGCTAAATTACTTGATCGTATCTCTGAGCTTAGAGAAGAAAATGAAGCTATTTATGAAGCTTTAGAAGTTCATGAATACGGCATTGCTGAAATTCAAAAGTTGAAGGTTGCTGAAGCAACAAGAGTTGCTGACAAGGTTTCAACATCTATAGCAGAAAAGATATATTACGCACCTGAGGGTGGCCTTTCTGCTGCTGTCGAAGCTGCTCATGCAGCTGAGGATCAGTTTGCAAATAGTCCAGACGTTGATGGTGAAAAGATTAAGCAACGTATGCTAGCGCATATTTCTAGCTTAGAGCTTATTGAAAAATCAAAAATATCTGAATCGGTTAAATCTGATAAGGCCATATCAGGGGAAGCCGAGTTAAGAATTCGTTCTGATGTTTCCAAAATCTCTCGTGAAGAGATTATGGGAATGAACATTAGCGATGATGGTATAAAGGCTTCGCTAATTAATATGTATGATTCTGAAGTGTCTGCGGTTCAAAAGACAGCCAAAGAAAAAGACAAAATATTGAAGGATGCTTATAAAGAGGTTTTTGATAAAAACTTCAATGTTTTTATTGATGAGTCTTTATCTCAAAGCCAAAGAGACTCTGCTTCTTCATTCATTGAGTCAATGTATACAAATGGCTTGGTAGAGCCTGCTGAATGGAGAACCTATGTAAAGTCAAAGAATACTATTGTAAAAAACTCTATTAAGGGAATGGGTAGGTCTGTTCTTGCAAACATTGACATGCAAATGTCAAAAGCAAGCAATTATGTAACTCACCCCTCTGTTTTTGCTGGAATGGAAAAGCAACTCATAGCCGAAAAGGTTATTGGAGAAGGTCGTGCTATTACTCTTGATTCTTGGAGAAGCAAGGTTGAATCATACAGAAACAACTGGTCGATTGCTGACAAGAAAAGAAGAGACACAATGTCGGCAAAGACAAAAGCTGAAAATGGAACTGATCTAGGTCCTAAAGATCAGTCTCTTTTAGTTGAAGCTTCTGAAGTTATATTTCAAAAAGATCCCGCAAATGAAAGCATATTCTTTCATTCAGATCCTGACATTCGTGAAGAAAATTTTCAAAAAGCAGTTCAGTTCACTCTCTCTAACAAGTTTGTTCATCCAGAAATGGTTAGCGCAATGAACAGTATGTATAATTCTATATCTGATGAGAGATCATTTGATGTTTCTATTCAGCTATTTAACAAATTATACAAAAGTCTTTTTGATTCACTTTCTGGAAAAGGCACAACAGGATCTCCATCTTTGATTGTTGAATCAATGCTTACTAAAAGCGGGATTAATCCTTCTGACTATGCTATTGCAAGAACCCTTTCTTTTAAAGGTTGGCAAGATTGGATTGCTGGCAAATCAAAAGTTACTAATGGTGGTAGAATTGAAAATAGCTTCAAATCTGTTTTTGGCAAAGACATTACTACTGTTATTAACTCAAATATTGGTAAGGCAATAGAAGGCTCTGCTGTTGTTGAAACTTTGCTTAATAACACCTTTTGGGAAAGCGAAAGAGATCCAAGAGCATTGTTTGTTATAGACCAGCTTCTTGAGTCTGGGCCTCAAGGTAAATCTTTTGATGAAACAGATATTATTATTAATGATGCTCGTCTTTCTGAGTACTTAAGGGTGGCTGTCCCTTCTATTATGATTAAAAGTCAATATGAGTTTAATGAAAAAAATGTTCAATTTGCAACAAGGGAAGCAATTGTAAACATTGCTGGAAATCTAGGCATTAACTTTGATGAAGATGGAACTCCTAGTATTGGAATAAACACTTGGTATAAGCAAGCTTCTGCAAGTCTTGGTGCTGATGCTCAAATTGTTCCGGGTGGAGTTGAAGGTTCATTCTTTAGAGAAATTCGCAGACAAGCCTTACGTCCTGATGTTGTTTTGGATCAGCGTATTAGAGATATGATTGAGAATGATGAAGGTGTTATCAAGGTTTATCCTGATGAATTCTACGGTGCTGAACAGACTTATAGCGTTTATATTGAATCCGAAGAAGGTGTTAACACAAAGATTCTTAGCGGATTTCATTATGATTATAAAAAGTCTCTGGATTATGGCGTTATGCAGACAGCTGTTAACAGAGTCAAGAATAGCACACTGAAAAACTTTTTAAGCCATGCTGGTGTTATAAAGCCTTCTGTGCTGGAAAGGGTTCATCAAGATATTCTTAATGACTATAATGATGATGCGAATCTGATTGGTCTTAATGAGCCTCAGAAGTTTATTGGTGCAATGGAGCTTCTCACTAATGCGCTTAATGCTGCTAAACCTGTTGTTGGTTGGTTAACAGGAAAGTCTTATGTGATTGACCCAAAAGTAGATGCAGATGATGTTAAAGTTCTTCGTGCTTGGCTTAATGGTGATTTTGCAAGCGAGAAACTGTTCAACCAAGCCTTGCAGGAGAGTTTAAGTGAGTAATATTGACTGGGACTTTATTCTAAGCAAAGAAGGTTTTAAGACAAAGGGTTATGTTCCTGACGCAGAAAACTCTGACTCTGGCGTTACGATTGCCAGTGGCTTTGACCTTGGGGCAAGAAACCTTTCTGATTTAGAGGGTTTGCCTAATGATATTATTGAAACCCTAACGCCTTATTTGGGCGTTAAGGGTGCTTCTGCTTCAGAAATTGCTAGCCAATTAAACATTAATGAAGATCAGGCAAGAACTATTAATGAGTTTGTTAAAGGCAAAGAACTCTCTAAGTTAAAGCAAAAGTGGCAAGAGAAAACAGGCAAGTCTTTTGATGATCTGCCTATGAATGAAGCCACTGTAATTGCTTCGGTTGCCTTTCAGTATGGTGATCTTGAGTCAAGAACTCCTAACTTCTGGAATCAAGTTACATCTGGTGACTGGGAGTCTGCTGTTTCCAACTTAAATGATTTTGGAGACAGATACTCAACTCGTCGCAGAAGCGAAGCACAGTATTATGAATCAAAAAAAAAGACTAAAATAGAGTCGCCATATTCTGAAATTAAGGTTCCTGATTGGTGGATGGGCAAAGAGCCTTCCCTAAAGCTTAATCAAGAGCCTGACGTTCCTCTAAGCCCTAAAGGCATACTGCCTGAAGAAAAGCCAGCAACTAGCTATGATCCAGCTAATATATCCGAGATTATACGTCGTGATATTGATGAAGTTGGGCCTGTTGCTGAGACTCTTCGTAAGAACGAATTTGGCGAAGCTAGTCCATTGTACTTCAATGAAAACTCATCTCAGATATGGGCAGCAGCAATGCGCCAGTACAATCCTGTTGTTGCGCTTCGTGACTACATTATGGATCTTACTGTTGATGATTATGAAGAGCCGGGATTTGACCCAGCTATGGATCCAAGAGTTGAGGAAATGCCTGAGCTTCGTTGGAGAGCTATGCATGCCAAAAGCTCTCAAGAGATTGATAGGATTGTAGATAATCTTCAAAAGGAACGTTACGATCAGGACATTTTGTCTTCTTCCGATTCAGGTGTTGCTAGCTTAACTGCTTCTTTACTAGCTCCATCTACATTGGCTCCTATGGCTCCTCTTCGCTATATGCAAGCAAGCTCGCTTCCTAAACGTTTTATAGGCGGTGCTGCTTTTAGTGCGGCAGCTGTAGCTCCTGAGCAGTTAGTTTTAAATGCAGCAAGAGAAGACAGAACCTTAACTGACAGTGTTGTTGCACTAAGTTTGGCTTCTCTTATTGGCGGTACTGCAAACGCTGCTTTTGGAAAATATGTTGGTAAATCAATCTCTAAGCGAAGAGCAGCAAGAGAGGCTTCTTATGAAGCCAAGTATACAGAAAATGTCTATGAATCTGCTGGTGCATCGGTATCACCAGAAAGAGCGAGGCAGACAGCTTACGCAACCATGGAACGTGATGCTGCAAAAGAAACAGGCGTTAAGCTAGAGAAGCTTGGATGGAATCCTGTGTTTCGTATGCTAAAAAGCAATAATCCTATAGTTAGGGGGCTTGCTGGTGAAATGGTTGACATGGGCGGCATCATGACAAAGCGAGTTGATGAGGAACTTGCTATGGGGCAGTCTGTAGAAACAACATTTAGAACTCGTTATTTATCAGAGCTTTTGGAAGCCGTTAGAAAAAGCGATGAAGCTTACCTTTCCTATCGTGGGAAAGTTGCAAGCGATAGCGATATTGTAAGGTCTTTTCAAATACTTGGCTCTCAGGTTAAGGACAAGTTTTCTAGAACATCAGAGTATTTATCTGAAGTTGACTTTAGGGTTCGTATTGGCAAAGCAATGCGTCGTGGAGATCTTGATGAGATTGGCGATGCTGCTTCACCATTTGTTACTCAAGCCGCTGTTGCTGCAAGAAAGCAATTTAATCTTATTAAGAAAGAAGCGGAAGAAGTTGGTCTGTTTCAAAAAGAAATCCAGAAAGCAATAGACAACGCAAGAGCTTCTGGCGATGAGGCTATGGTAAGGCGTTTGACCGCAAAACTAAGACAGGTGCAAAGCCAAGGCGTATCCGTAAACACAGCTGCAAGCTACTTGCCAAGGTTGTACCGTGTTGATCGTATAATGAAAGATCCGCAAGCATTTGTTTCAATAGTTCGTTCTTGGCTTATTGAAACAAAGGGTCTTAGCAGAGAAGAAGCTCAGTCTGTTGCTGATGAAATTTTTGATTCGGTGACAAAGAGCAAGCCATATCTTGATGTTAACACAGGAGATCTTGATGACTTGTTATCTCCGTCTAGCTCAAAGATGCGTACTTTTGAAATACCAGATGAGCTTATAGAAGACTTTCTTGAGAGTGACGTTGAGGTTTTGCTGCGGCATCACACTCGCACAATGGGCATGGACATTGAAATTGCCAGACGTTTTGGCGACATTGATATGAGAAATGTCATTGATAATGTTACCTCAGAATATAATCGTTTAATTGACGAAGCTGCTGATATTACAGAAAAGCAAGCATTAAGAAAGCAGCTAACCGATGATCTTCGAGACATTCGTGGTTTGCGTGACAGATTGCGTGGCACATATGGAGCATCTAAAGACCCACATGCTATGAGCAGTCGTTTTGTGAGAACAATGAAATCATTTAATGTTCTTGTTGGCATGGGCGGTGCGATGGTGTCATCAATACCCGATGTTGCAAGAATTGTTATGGTTGAAGGATTTGAGCAAGCTTATGGCAAGGGCCTTAAAGTTCATTTTGGAAGGCAATCTACTCAGATAAACAGGTTATCTAAGAACGAGCTTAGAAAGGCTGCTGTTGCTGCTGACGCTGTTCTTGGTTTAAGAGCACATGCTTTTGCGGATCTTGGTGACGTTTTTGGAAACAGGTTTGCTGTAGAACGTGTGTTAAACGCAAGCACTGGCGTAATGTTTTTGCTTAATGGCCTTAATATCTGGAACCAGACTTTAAAGGAATTTGCTGGAAACGTTACAATGCTTCGTATGACAGAAGGCATAATGAAGCCTTGGGAAAGACTAAGCAGATCTGACAAAGAAAAGTTCTTAAAGAATGGTATAGATCAGCAAGCTCATATGCGTATGCAGCAACAGATACGTCAGCATGGTGAACAGTTCGATGGCGAGTGGATGCCTAATACTGATTCTTGGACTGATGCAACTATGCGTTTAACTTTTAGGAACGCATTAAATCAGAATGTTGAGCGTATTATTATTACTCCTGGGGCTGGTGATAGAGCTTTATGGACATCAACAGAGTTTGGCTCGTTGATTACTCAGTTTAAGTCATATGGTCAGGCATCTAATGTTCGTATGCTTACTTCTGGTTTACAAGAGCGTGATGGTGCTTTTTGGCAAGGCGCATTTCTTCTTGTAGGTCTTGGCGCAATGGTTAATGAGTTAAAGCGCAAACAGTATGGTATTGATCGCAAAGAGACATTTGATGAAAAGCTTATCAATGCAATAGATCGTAGCGGTATTACTGGTTACTTTATGGATGTAAATAATGCTGTAGAAAAGCTTAGTAACAATCGTCTTGGATTACGCCCATCTTTAACAGATCAGCGTTCATATCCTATGCCTACAGGTGCAAAGCTAAGTGCTACACTAGGCCCTACTGCTGGTAACATAACAAACCTTGCTGGTATTATGACAGATGTTATAACAGGGCAAGCAGATCAAAAGACTGCTGATAGCCTTAGGTTTTTGCAGCCATTTGGAAATCATCCTGTTGGTGATCCGTTTTTTGACTGGGCTTATGGTCAAAACAAATAGTAACTATGTGAATTTAATAGGATAAGCCAACAGAGTATAAGGGGATATTATGGCTACTATATCAATTGCAGATAATGACGCTAGAGTTCAATACACTCAAGCAGTTAACGGAATAGATAATGATCCTAGTCCTGCGGCTACGGAGCTTACTATTGATTTTCCGTTTTTTAACGTTGATGAAATTAACGTAATTAGAACAACGTCTTCTGGTGTAGACACAATTCTTACTAGAGGTACTGGAACAGGAACTTTTACAGTTACTGGTCAAGCCGTTGATGATGGTTTTTCTGGTGGTAATATTAAGTTGCATGATACAGATGCAGCGGTTGACACTACCTACACAATATTTAGAGACATACCTATTGAGAGAGTCACGGACTTTCCAACATCAGGTCCGTTTAATATTAATGCACTGAATACTGAGCTAGACAAAGCTTTTGCAATTAAGCAAGAACTTGAAACACAATTAAGCAGAACTATTAGGCTTACTGATTCAGACCCTTCTGCTGCTCTTTCTCTTGTTTTGCCAAAAGCGGCTGACAGGTCTGGAAAGTTTTTGTCTTTTGATTCTACTGGTGCTCCTATTGTTACTACTAATGCTGGTAACTACAAAGGCGCATGGTCTGCTGGCACAACATACTCGAATGGCGACACAGTTACCGATACAACTGATAACAATATTTATATTATAAATACTGTTCACACATCTTCTGGCGTGTTGCCATTAACAGCAAACGTAAACTCATCTTATTACACATTGTTTATTGATGTTTCTACAATTCAAACAGTGTTGATAGAAGATTCGGCAACCAAATTGGCAATAGTATTGGGATAAACAAATGGCTAATACCTTCAAACTAAAAACTAATGGGGCTATGCCAGCCAGTGCTGGTA